CCCAATTGCTAATCTTGCCTCCATACCTCTCGCATATGGCATAGAAGCAATCTTTCACTCTAAACACTAAATTACCCGGGTACAAACATACCACCCAACCCGTTAAAGGCCCGGTACGCAAGGATAAGAGCTTTTTTATTTGGCTGAAAACGGTCGGTTTATCTTTTGGGTCCCAGACTTCCACTATTTTTCCTTTCCGTTGTCTTTTGGTGATTTTTCCTTGGGAGGCCGCTCTTTAGTCCTTAGTTTGGCATTGAAGCCTATTGAAATGCGCTGTCGTGTCGGGTGTGGGTTACGAACCACATCATGCTGAAGGTAAGATGGAAACAATAGTATGTCTCCGTCATGAGGTTCATGCCCAATCATATTGGAGTGTGGCATTCCTGGTGCAATCATGCGATACAACTGTTCATGCGTTGCAAATCTAATGACACCTGTCTTTGATCCTTGCACGTAATAGACGCCGGATAGATCCGCGTTCGCCATGTAGTGCGTATGAAACATATTTGAAGACCCAGGCTCATTTACATTCGTCCAATATACTACATCAGCATCTATTGGAACCTTCGGCATAAAGTAATCTGTCCATGCAGCAAGGATCATGCTCATAGGCTTGAACAATTCACCTTCACACTTATATTTTTCTGTACTTCTCCAGCATCCTTCATTGGTTTCAATCATTCCTTTCGGATCCTTCTCACGCAAGGTCATGATTTCATTTAGTAAGAGGTTATTAAGATTCTCGTAATTCTCCCAGCGCTTGTAGAACAGTCGTGTATCTTGGACTGGAATCTTTGCTATCATATCTTGAGGTTTATCATTCATTACTTTCTCCTTATTTTTAATCCTAATCGTATCCTTCTTCTATTTCGTCTTTTGTTCGAGCCGACCTTTCGTCTGCCCTTGTGTTTTTTTCTTTTCAAATCTGCCCTACTCATTTTTCTATAAACGAAGGAGTATATTCTCCCACGTATGATCCTATCACATTAAAATCGAAATATTCCACTGCCTCCTCGTGTGTCATATCCTTCATTAATATTTTTATGCATTTTTTTGTATCATAGGCCACGATGAGCTTGTTGAATATGTGGGCCACTCCAATGATTGCTTTATCAAATCCGTCAGCGAATAGCATTTGTTCATCTTTATATGTCTCTTCAATTTCTTTCCTGTTCATCAAGCTCCTTCCGGGGGAGTATATTCGTAATATTTTTTATATTTTGGTGATATCTTAGTGGAGCATTCTGGCCCGCATAAAAAGTTCATGTTATATTTCAGTCCTGCGCGAGGATACCATTTTCTATGTAAAATATATGTCATGTTATTAACCCATGATCCACAATTAAAGCACTTGAATTCTGGATTGGGTGAACCTGGTTTGCCTGGTCGCACGCTGTTCGGATCATAGTCCTCTCCTTTCTTATACCCCACAAAGACCTTCGCATTCATCCGCGAATTCCTCATCGAATGTTTCACCGAAGAGGCTTTGTTGCTTTGGTTTTTCCTGGAAGTCTATGCTTCTTAACGGCTTCGCTGACTTGTGTAAAAACAATTCTGCTTCTGTATTCTTTAATCCATGTCTTATCTTGTCATCGACCTCACATGCATCCTCAAAATCCTTTGGATAGTTCCTCTGCATATTTTTCCATTGGTCATTGTGATGGTAGGGACATCCTATGCAAGATGATTTTCCTGGCATTGGGTGAACTCCGCTTTCCTTGTACCACCTTAGGCAGTCAGCTCTTGACATTTTCATTTCAATGAGAGGCCACCTGGATTCAATCCAGTACATTCTAGCCTTCTTCATGCGCATTGCCTCATCGGTTGATATGCCAATCCACTGTTCAACAATTGTTCCTTTCTTAACTCTATGTCGTGGCTTGATGCCAAGAATTCTTCTCATTTCCTTTTGAATAGGAATAACTTTGTAGTCATGTGTGCATTGCCTATATAGCATTCCAACTTTTCCGCCAGGGCGCGCCGCAAATAGTGGTGGATTCGGTACGCGTCCGGCGAAAGATTTATGCTCCTCATTTGACCCTTTAATAGGGTTCGCTGCGCGGATAAGGTCTTCTCTAAGATTTCCTCTCTCTACAGTAATGATGGGGCATATGGTTATTGCCTTTTTGAGATATTCCATGTGTTCGTAGACAAAGGATGGTTCCCACCCCGTATCTGCAAAGATCATGTAATCTGGCTTGTGCTTTGTCAGTCCTTCTTGGGCCATGAGTGCCAGACAGGATGACTGAACCCCTGCGCCGAGTGATAGTATTCGCAGTGTTGGTTCTTTTCTCTTTCCTTCCTCGTCCGAGTACTCAGGTTCCTTAGTCGCCGCAACTGCTGCCATATTGTTGAGGCGCTTTTTGTCAACTTTCGTTGACATTTCCTGTAAAAGTTTTCTTCTCTCATATTCCATCTGCTCCTTGTTGATGGCAAAGTTATGCTTAACGCCATCAGCTCTTCGTTTCCCTTGCTCTCGATATCCAGGTTTAGTCATTACTTTCTAACTCTTTCATAATTCTTATTATTTTTTGCGTATAATACACGTCTTCGGCGTAAATTGCAAGGCTTTTCGCCAATTTTTCCAAATGTACGTGGTCTGCTGTCCATTGTTTTAACTGTTCCAGTCTAAATTCCTCATAATTATGGTTAGTATTCAATAGATTCATATAGAATATCATTGATTGGCATTTAGTGTCAAAAATCTTAATGCTCCACTTGACATTGGGATTATCCCTTGGCTTAAGACCATCCCTTGCGTCGTCAAATTCCTTCAGCCCCATTATATTGTTTGCCTCTGTGGAAAAATAGGATTTTCCATAATTAGACTCTTGTATAGCCTGGGCCACGGCCAATTGCCAAGGTATTCTTCTTTGTGGCGGAACTTCAGTATTATACCACATGACACAGGTCCTAGTTTGTTCTATGAATTCCTCCTTATTATTATAAGTCATTTTATCCAGTGGAGAAAATGCACAAAGCATTAATGTTACACATAGCCAGTTCATTAGCCACCCCAACTTTCGCCAAGACTAGTATCAACTTTGGATGGAACTTTTAGTTCTACACAAGTTTCCATGATCTCTTTTATTTGATTTCCTTCCTTTTCATTCTTGACTGAACAATCCAGTTCATCATGAACTTGTATAAGGGGGGTAATTCCCAACTGCTCGTATACCTCTACCATGGCTTTCTTGGTTTGGTCCGCAGCTGAGCCCTGAATTAAACGATTCAATGCCTTATAGGTAAATGCTCTTTTGATTGCCATTCCATACTCCGTTTGTGCTTGGTTAAGGGGAAGTGGCCTATGGACTCCGAATGAAGAAGGTTCCCATAGCTCAAATCTGCACTTGCGCCCAAGAAGTGTGCGTATAATTCCCTTGTCATTGGCGCGGCTCATAACCGCATTCAGCATGCCTTTCATAAATGGTACTTTATCATGGAAAGAATTCATCATGATTTTTGCTGCCTGTGGCTCCATATCCAATTCTCTTGCGAGCTTATGATACCCCATTCCATAAATAACTCCAAGCCCTATTGTCTTGGCTAGTTTTCTCTCTATACCAGCCATATCTGCTGTCTGTTGGTGAAAGTCTAGGTCTTCCTTCTGATATGCTTCCTGAACCTCTTTTGATCCACCCATATTAACAAGCCGTGCAAAATGGGTTAAAAGCCTAGGCTCTTGTTGCGAGTAGTCCGCTTTAAGCCAGTACTCACCCCTCTCCGGAATGAAAAGTTTCCTAACGCTACTGGCAAATTGTCCTCTGCTTGGGATTTGCTGTAAATTTGGGTGATTGTAACTGAAACGACCAGTAACAGTACCCCCACTATCGGAGCGTATTTGGTTAATATGCGCATGGATTCTTCCGTCCTTATTATACTTTAAAACACTATTTAAGAAAGTTCCTTGTAACTTGTTTAATTCCCTCGCCTGTGTAATTAATAATGGAAGTTCATGGGGATGATCAGTTAGGAACATTTTTGTGAAAGAAGGTGCGTCTGTCTTTTCTGTTCTTTCATAAGGCAACTCACAAGCGTCAAAAGCTGCTGCAACAGATGCGGCTGACCATATCTCCACTCTCAAGCCGGTTAATTCATTTATTCTCTTTATTATCTTCTTTTCTTTGTTCTTAAAACGTTCTAATAGTTTCATGGAATTTTGAACATCCACTCTTACCCCTTTTTTGGTCATGCTGAGGATCACGTTGATCAAGCGACATTCTATGTCATATATGGTGTCCAGGTTATCAACTTTAATTTCTGCTGATAATTTTTCCATAAGTTTTAAGGTTAATCTTGCATCTGTTTCTGCATACTCACCCACAAACTGCGACGGTAACTTATACATTTCACTTTTAGGATCTATTCCAAAAGATGTTGCCGCTTCCCTTAATTTTGTTTCATCTTTGCGTTCTCCAAGTTTATCCTTAACACAGCTGTCAAGACCATAGGAAAATCTATTCTCATCTATTAATGCCATTGCTACCAATGTGTCATGAATTTTTCCCTTGACTTCTATTCCTAAGGTTCCTAGCCATCCAATATCATATTGAGAATTATGAAACACTTTCTCGATTGAACCGTCTTCACATATAGACTTAATATATTTCACCACTTTCTTTTCATCCATATTTCCACTTTCATGATTAATAGGATAATATCCTGTGAATCCATTGGCTGAGACAGCAATTCCAATAACTTGTCCGTTTCCGGTGGGCCATCCTGGCCCTCTTTTCATTAGTTCCGTGTCGCACGTCTCAAGATCGATAGCTACCTTATCGTGGCCACTCAGATCAGGAAATGTAGTGGGTGGTAGCCATTCTGAATCAACTTCCTTTGAAAATAAATCTCTCATTTTTGTTCCTTTGCTAGTTTTTTAACATGTCTTCTAGTTATTTCTCCCATAATATCTCCTTTAGATTTAGGATATTTATCTTCCAGGAGAAGTTCAGCATAATGAATAACTTTTTCAATGTCCTGTCTTCCTCCCTTAATGCTATGCCTAGTAATATACTTGACAATGTTTCCTTCATACCAACCTAATTTATTCTTGACAATATAATGGCTCGGTTGAATTGCCATTCTCTTGTAGTGATCTCCTCCTATTTGTTTTTTATGGGCACTCATATGTCATATCCTCCGTATTGTTGGGGCTTGATAATATGTAATTCTTTTCTTGCGCGTGTTACGCCAACATAAAAGAGACGATGCGTGTCGTCTGGATTGATTTCCATTTCTTCACGAGTTGATCGTGAAATATCAGTGAAAAGCATTACATTGTCCGCTTCTCCCCCCTTTGCCCCATGAATAGTACTCAAGTGAATTTGTGGTTTATCAGTTAGGGAATGATTCCTTTGCTCGATAGCACGTGCATATAATACATCGCGGTCCGATACTTTATCCAATGCCACATCCCACGGAAGACCAGCCACTAGTAATCCTTGGTGGTTTACAAGTTCCTCAATATCGTAGGTTTCCTTATCAGCTGTTCTTAATGTTTTGTATCCACGTTGCACACCAGTTCCTAGCGAGAGATAAGAATAAACACTCTTTACTGCATCCAAAGTTATAGGTTCCCCTTCCCCTAATCTTTTCCAGGAGTCTATGGCATCTTGTACTGGCTTGGATATAGAAGGCTCACCTCTTCTCGTGTAGAGAAGTCCTTGGGTCCTAACATCGCGTTGAATGTCATCCAGCATATAATTTGTAGATGCTAAAATAAACCATTCTCCTTCATGAACATTAACACTTCCCGAATGTGCGTGGTATTCAACTAATCCTTTTTGATTGGTTCCAATCCATTCCTTAGGTCTTCTGTGTCTAACTTTTCGGATAATAATTTGTGACAAGTCCTGAATTGCCTGCGCACATCTATAAGATTGACGAAGAACTTGTACTTCTCCTTCCATTCCAATAAAATATTCGACATCAGCTCCAAGCCAACGATAGATGGCTTGGTCATCATCTCCACTAATATAAACTTTTTTTGCATATTTGCATATTTTCCTGAGCATTGCCCACTGAAGATTGCACAAGTCTTGCGCCTCATCTATAAAAACAAAGTCCAAAGGAGGTACTTCTCCGTGTTGAACAAAGTTATCAATAAAGTCAGTGAAATCAAAAAGTTGTCTTTTATTTTTAAACTCTTCGAAT